GCCAGCCGCTTGTGCCCATTTAGGTGCTCCCAGTTCTTCCAATCCTTGTCCTACAACTCCAGCTGCAATCGGAGAAAGCAAATTAGCCCCTCCTGTCACAACTGATCCCCCTAAGAATTCTGAACTTCTTCTTGCGAATCTTCCTGGAGGAGTTTTTGGCTCATTGACAAGACCAGATTTAGTTCCGATTTCTTTGATATTTTCCATATTAGGTAGTCGGGAATATCGAGGGGCGATATCATCATCACTTGAAAGCTCGAGTAGATCGCTTGTAGAAGGTCTTTCCCCCCCCTGCATTTTCTCTAAAACATCAAACTCGCGGTTGTATTTTTCTTTCTCTCCAGGCAGAGTTTCTTTTGACTGCAAGCCGAAGAGATCTAAAATACTTCCAATCGTACCAAGTGCTCCAATGCCAGCACCCTGAGCACTTTGTTCAGCAACATCTTCGGCATAATCTCCTAGACCAATTTCTTTAGGTTGAGTACCTTGTTTTAATCTTTCAGCAAATGGATTGATATCGGAGGTTTGTTTAAGACGTTCTGCAAAAGGATTTACCATACATAGCCATCTTCTTTTGCCATTTCAGCAGCCTTGTTGGGATCGTTATTGGATTCTTTAAGATAAATATCTAACACATTATCGCTCAATTTGGTTCCAGGTTCAACCTTTGCCCTTCCTTTTGGTTGTGACTCGATAAATTTTTGAGCAGAGGAATTTATGGATTTAAGTTGTTCTTCAAGTTGACCTTTGAGTCTTGTGTAGTTTGCCTGGGCGTATTTCTTTATGAGATGAGGATCTGCGTTGGAACCATAGTGATCCATGGCAGCCTTATAGGTTTCATCTTTTAGATAGGCGATGCGATTGCCTAGAGCAAGTTGCTGCGCAATTATCCGACGGCCTTCGGGGCTGTTAGCGAGTGTAGGAAATCCGGCTTTGAATTGGTCTAAGTCGAAGTTGGTTACACGACCAGGAAAGAAGTCTTTAGCTCGTCTGGCCATACGCGCAATAGTTTTAACGTAATCCTGGGCTTCTGGGGTTGCTAAAGCTTTAACGCGAAGATCTCCTGTATCCCAATCGACGTTCCACTTTTCTAGGCCTGTAGGAAGAGCTCCAGGAATGTCGTTCAATTCTTGCAGATGTTTCACTTCTCTATATTCATCATCTAAAGCGTTGATTCTGTCTACAGATTCATTATAAGCAGGAAAGTTGATCTTTTCTCTATGTTCGTTTTGACGTACTTCATCGGCAGGAGTCAGTCCAGTAGATTGGGGGAGCTCTGGGAAATCTAGATCCAATGTACCAAGATCGGTTCCTGGAATCTCAATTTGTGGTTTTATTTGAGGGGGTTTTTCTTGTCCTGCAGTTCTTCCTTTTCCAGATGACGAACGTCTTATCAAATCATTGACTTGCTTAATGACATCCGTTTGTCCTCCAGGAGGTGCGTTAATCATCTGCTGCTCCCAGATTTCAGCAGTTTCATCTGGATATCCAGCTTTTTTAAGTGCCTCTTTTACACTCTTACCGGCTTGGCGTTTGTGTTGAAGTTCTTGAGCTTTGAACTGATTCTGTGGAGAAAGTTTACTATAGTCTTTTTCGGATACATCTTTGCCGGCAGAAATCCTACCCAAAACTTCTTGTTCGTTTTCTTTCTGCACTTCTTGTTCAATCTGCATTCTGTCTTGAAAAAGTTTCTGACCAGTCTGTCCATATGGTCTAAGGGCAGATTCAAGTTTTCCCATCTTTGCAGAAATAGGTTTGTTTGCGAACTCTTCATCATTCAAAACTTCATCGAGGGCTTGGTTTGCGAAATGAGCGTTGACACCTTCGCCGATACCCATACCAAGAGCGTTGCTGAGAGCTCCATATCCTGCATCTCTAGGATCTGCAGACCCTTTGAAAAACTGTACCATTATTAACCTCCGAACAACCCTTTAGCTATGCCACTACCAAATCCACCTGAGAATGCGGACGCCGCTCCAGTAAGTAAAGGCGCAACAAGGCCTTGTGTACCCTGCTTCTCGTGGTAAGCGAAAGGAGAGTATCCTAAACCAGTCTGTGAAAGGTTCTGGAATTGTCCCTGTTGCCTTCCTGATGCTTGCCCTTGAAGTTGTGAGAATAACTGTGCAAGCTGGGATTGTAGACCTGTTGCAGCACCACCTAGAGCTTGTCCGAACCCACTAGATGATAAGGCTCCCCCACCAGCAAAACGTTCCGCAATCTGGGGCATTATCTGCTCTTGAAACTGTTGTAGATAAGGTGCAGAGAATTGCTCGAAACCATTACCGCTCAAAAGACTTTGGTCATATTGGTTGGCAGCATTGAGACCGCCTCCTTGTCCCATCATCTGTTGCAGGTAGTTGATTAAATCATTACCCCCGAATTGCATCTGAGCTTGGGTGCCAGTTGCTTTTTGCTCTATTTTGGGCCCTGATCCAAAGAGCCAGTCGCCTATTCCTGCCATAAATCACCTAGTTTTTGAGGTAGTTTTGCACCCATACACACCATGTCAGGGCATTTCCTGAATTGTTTTGGATAACTATTGTATTTGTCGAGGCCTGATATCTAACATATATTTGAGGATCGTTAAGAAAATAGGAAAGCCCTCCAGTGTCCACAGCTCCTCCGAATCCCTGCACAGGATATAGATATCCATCGATTGCCATGGGTTGAGTAGACGAGGATAAAACCAGACTTGTTGCACCGTTGGGGATGTTTCCTCCATTTAGGGCGACGAGGTCAGCGGTAATTCTGTAAGCGTTTCTATTCTGTTGAGGGTTTGCTGTTTGGAACCATTGCTCAAAATTAGCGTTCTCTTGAAGGAGGTAAAGACCACTTTCTTTAGTATTTACAGCATTGGCTATCCTACGGAGATATAGGAGGAGAGTAGATGCGAAATCTTTCTCTTCAGGGTTAACATCAAGGGATATAGGTAACTGGTTGGTGTTTAAGGCTGGATCGCTAGAGAATGTCATAGTTAGTTTATAATCCTTCCGCCTTCCCTGAACCACAGATTCATAGCATTAAGTTCCATAGGTGTTTGATGTGTGGCAAGCTGATTCATAAGAGAGTCATCATAAGTCATAGCGACGCGTAGATATTGGCCAAACTGTGTGCTGTAGAATCGATACCATGCGTATTCTGTTCCTGGAATGTATGTTTGTCCATTGACTGGCGATGTGTTCCAAATTCCACCCTTTGTATACACTCCGTATCCAGTTGCATCGATTCCATTAAGCGTAAAGTTGTTGGAGTCGACGACGGTGATTGTGTAGATGGTTGTGTTGAGCTGGGTCATCCCTTGAACGTTGGCTATGTAGATATTTGTGCCCGTAATCAAGGAGTGGTTAGGGCTCGTGATTAAACAAGGGTTTGACTGGGCTGCCGCAGTGATAAAACCACAAGCTTGCGAGGAGTTGATAAGTTCTTGATTTGTAGATATTAAGTTAGCCTGTTCCCCTAAGTATGAATTGACGAATAATTGAATCGTGGTCGCAGGAATTGCTGGAGAAAATAGATTGGAGTCCATTTGGAAGTCAATAAATGACAACTTGAATTGTTTACCAGACTGCTGGAATGGATTGAAATCCCTACCGACGATGTTCATCTTTGGAAAGAGCGTGACAACGCCACCTCCGATGTATACTGCTGATGATGTGATATCGACAGAGTCGTAACTCAAAGACAATTGGTTCCATGTACTTAATGTGACAGAGTTGGCATCCACGACCGTCACGTTGTAAATCATGTTGTTGATTCCAGGATCAATTCCCGTCCATATAGTGCTTTGGATGTAGATGATCTCACTATTTTCTAGGTTGTGATTAGGTATGGTGAATTTTGTGGGATGTTGTGTGAAATCAACTGCATAAACTGCCATGGATGGTGCGTATAGATTGTTTGATCCTACGGGCGTTTCTGCGTCTGGATTTTGATAGATGTTGATGAATCCGCTAGGAGTTCCAGAAGTTACATAGTCAACATATTGCTGATCATCGACGTTGTCCCAGGATGCATTACCATCCCAAGATGTCACCAGACTGTCCCATGTAATACTAAACTGAAATTGTGCTGGGCCAAAACATGTGATGGAGTCGCGGAACTTCGCCCATGTAGAATTCTTGTAGTTATAAACAAGCGTAGTGTTTGGGAATGCTTGCGTGGTTGAAGCGTTAGATGTGTCAAGGTAGTTCCAATAGACCAGCTCTTTTTCAAAGTCTCTGATCCCATGAACGAAGTTTGGTGCGCTGTTCTGGATTTCAAATCCGAAAACCTGCTCAGGAATTTGATCATCAAGTCTTGTGACTCCACTGGCAGCGGCTTGGATGATACCTCGATCGCTTACTGCCATCACCCCTTGATCAAATACGACAGGACTATACGGACTAACTGCCCCGAAATCTGAAGATACACGCTCAAATATAAATGGAAGTCCATACTCTCCTATGTATCTAAGTTGCCATGTTGAGTATTCGAAGAAGACAATGAGGGTGTTTCGGAAGAAAGCTGCACTGACGATACTTTCGTTTGTTGGTGCATCAATAAAGCCTCCACGGCCAAAAACGTCAGATCTCCACCCATTTGTTTGATCTGTTGGATCGCCAATCTGACTAAATCGGCATCGAGCAAAGAAGTTAGTAGCTCCCGCTTGACCACCCACAGTTGTCCCTTCCCAGGTGTTCAATATCAAAAGGCGACCATAATATGGGATGATAATTAAACCTTGCCAGAGCGTCTGTGTAGCAGTAATTAGAGGTTGCAGATCTATCCATGCGGACATGTTGAAATATCGAATGGGATCATAAGGAGAAGGTGCACCTAATGTTATGTTATCATTGGTGACGAAGAAATATCTTTTATCAGCAGATGCCCCCTGGAAGTTTGCGGCCCAAAAGAAATCGGTATTGTTTCCCGTCCAGGTCTCACCAGCAACCAACTCTTGGAATCCGGCATTAAATTGATATGCATATTTAGTGTCGAAAAAAACTGTGGCGTCGATTCCTATCGTGGAAACTTCTCTCTTGAGAATACCCATAACAGGAAGGGCAGGAAAGTAGCTAAAAGAGATTGTTGCTGCGTGACCTGCAACAACAGAAATGGCGGTTAAGTTAACGGCTCCCGTGATGTAGTTTATAGTGCCAGAGTTTCCTGCTGTTGCATTACTAAAGTTCCCGTTTCCTTGATCTACGAATGGCGTGGCAAGAGTGACAATAGATATCGAAACGCTTCCAGGCTGTATTTGTGCATAGGTCTCGGGAGTGATTGAAAGAATTGTGTAAATATTGAATGCCCACGTTGTCCCAGGGGTGTTTCCTAGAGATTGTGAGGCAAATGTTCGGCTGAGTCGTCCCATGGGAACTTCACCGTCACGCTTTTTTGTCCTTTCACGAAAAACATAGGCATTCTGCAGTTCGGAAAATGCTTCGTTAGCGAGTAGTGCAGGTTTTCTATCCTGAGTCAAGCCGCCCGTAGGATAACCACCGATCGAAACTTGATGGAAACCGCTCATCTTACCGTCCCAATTGCCATCCAATAAATGGTTAGATAACTGCTACTTGCTGTTGAAACTGTAAATCCAGACTGATCTAAAGTTGATTGTCTGATATTTATTGGATTTGATGCGTTTGAGGAATTTGTTGCGCCACCTAAAGTGGCTGCAAAGACCGTACCAAAACTGATAGGGAACGACACTACCGCGCTATTAGCAATAGGAGATCCAGTTATTGATCCCCATTGTAGGAGGATTCC